CCTGCGGCGGCCGCCGCCGCGTCGGCGGCGCCCGCGCCGCGTTCGCGTGCCGTCGCTGCGCGTTCCACCAACTCCGACGGCAGGAGGGCGTGATGAACCGCGATGACGGAATCGACCTCACCCGCTTCGACGACGACTTCGCCGCCGCGCCGGTGGAGGAGAAGACGTTCGCCGAGATCCCCGACGGCAAGTACCACGTCGTCATCGACCGAGTCGAGATCACTACGTCTCGAACGTCCGGGAAGCCGATGCTGAAGTGGGCGCTCAAGATCATCGACGGGCCGAGCAAGAATCGCCTGCTTTTCCGCAACAGCGTGCTCGCCTCGCCGCAGCTGATCGCTTGGCTCAAGAGCGACCTTCACCTCTGCGGCGTCGACCTCGAGAAGCTGTCGGATCTGCCGCCCGAGCTCGAGAGGCTGCTCGACGTCGAGCTCGAGATCACCAAGCGCGCGCGCGGCGACTACGAGAACATCTACTTCAACAAGCGCCTCGACGGCGGAGCATCGGCGTCGAGCGCACCGGCCTCGGGCGGCGACGACGACATCGCGTTCTGATCGCTGACCACCGGAAGTAGCGACGGTGGCGGCATGGTGCCGCCGCCGACTTCACCACCCGCATGTCGGGAGGAACGCCATGGATCTGTCCGCAGCATCCGGAATCTCGCACGAGGTCATCCTGATCACGCCGGCGATGGCGCACGACTGGCTCAAGCGCAACGTCGGCAACCGCCCGCTGTCGCGCAGCCGGGTGGCCCGCTACGCCGAGGACATGCGCAACGGTCGCTGGGTGGAGAACGGCGAGACGATCAAGTTCAACGACAAGGGCGATCTCATCGACGGCCAGCACCGGCTCGAAGCGATTGTCGTCTCGGGCACGGCGGCGCGGATCCTGGTCGTCGGCCACCTCGCGAAGATCGCGGCGCTCACCATCGACGACGGCAAGAAGCGCAGCCACGCCGACCGGCTGCGCCTGTTCGGCCAGGTCGAGATGCCGACCATCGCGGCGGCAGCGACGATGGTCATCGGCGCTGCGCTCGGCCGCGCCAACCTCAGCGGGCAGGAAGTCTGCGACCTCTACTACCAGCACCTGGTCGGCTTCGAGTGGGCGCAAGAGCACGTCCATGCGCACCGGCTCCAGCTCTCGCCGGTCTACGCGGCGCTGGTCGTCGCCTATCCGCGCCACCCGCGCGAGGTGGCGGTGTTCGCGGAGAAGGCGAGCCTGGGCGAGAACCTCCAGCGCAACGATCCGGCGCTCACGCTCCGTCGCTACCTCGAGTCGCTGCGCGCCAAGCGTGACCTCGACGGGCGGCTCGACGTGTTCGGCAAGACGCTGCGCGCGGTGCAGGCGCACGTGAGGGGCGAGCGGCTGCAGAAGCTCGTCGTCACGCCGGAGCTCTACGGCTCCTTCGGCCTTGTGAGCTGAGGCGGCCCATGACCATCAACAGCATGCCTCGGGGGCTGCCCCAGGCGCATCCGGCCGCCGAGCTGTTCCCGCTCATGTGCGAGGAAGAACTGAACGCGCTCTCGGACGACATCCGCGAGCACGGCCAGCGCCATCCGATCGTGATGACCGAAGGCAAGATCCTCGACGGGCGCAATCGCTTTCTTGCGTGCGTGATGGCGCACAAGAAGCCGTGGATCGAGCAGTGGGACGGCCAAGGGAACCCGGTCACCTACGTGCTCAGCGCCAACCTGCAGCGGCGGCACCTGACGCCGACGCAGAAGGCGGCGATCGCGGCCAACGCGCTGCCGCTCTTCGAGGAGGAGGCGAAGAAGCGGATGGTCGAAGGGGGCCGCGTCGGTGGCAGCCAGCCCAAGGGTAGTACTGATTCAGTACTACCCTTGCCGAAGAGGCAGGATCCGTCGAAGCGCGCCATTGCCCAGGCGGCCAAAGCGGTGGGCGCGGGTCGGGACGCGACCGCCGCGCTGGTCGCCATCAAGAAGACGGCGCCTGAGGTGTTCGAGCGGGTGAAGGCCGGCGAGCTGTCGATCTCGCGGGCGAAGCGGAAGGCGGGCCTGGAGACGCCGCGCCCCAGGCCGCGGGCGAAGCCGGCGCCGGTGACAGCGACGGCAACGCCGCCCACAACTTCACCTTCGGTGGCGCCGGCGCCGACTTCGGCGACTTCGGCGCCGCCGAGCGCTGCGCAACCGATCGCTCCCGAGAACATCGCCTACGACCGGGCGCTCGCCGCCGTACGCGCCCTGCGCCGCGAGGACCAGCGTCGCCTGTGCCGCGCGGTGCTGGCGGAGCTCGAGGAAAAGGCCCATGAACCGCGCGCAGGTTGATGAGCTGCGACGGCGGCTCGCCGATCCGGCCGCGCTCGCGGCCGCGCTTGGGATCGCCGACGGTGCCAAGACGCAGCCGCGCGGCGTGCTGGTGCGGTGCCCGTGGCATGCCGAGCGCGGCCCGTCGTGCAGCATCACCGTCGGGCCCGACGGCACGGTGCGCGTGCGCTGCTTCGGCTGCGGTGAATCTGGCGATGCGCTCTCGCTCATCGCGGCGGTTCGCGGCCTCGATCTCCGCCGCGACTTCAGCCGCGTGATCGCGGAAGCCGAAGCAATCGCGGGGCCGGTCGATCGTAGCGCTCGGCCACCACCACGATCGCCGACGCCAGCGTCCACGCGACCGCCGCAAGACGAGCTGATCGCGCTGTGGAACGCAGCCGGGCCGTTCGCGGTGACCGGGGTCGACGTGCCGCCGTCGAGTCTCGCGGTGATGCGCTTCGTCGGATCGCGGAGATGGTGGCGACCGCTTCTCGACCAACTCGGGATCGCGCGCGTCCTGCCGCGAACGTTCGCCTGGCCGAGTTGGTGGCCCTCGTCGTGGGCGAGCACCTACCGCGTGGCGGTGCTCGGCTACGAGCCCGACGGTACGCCGGCGAGCATCCACGCGCGCGCGGTACAGGCCGTCGATCCCGACCAGCGCCAGCGCTGGCCGCGCGGCTGCTCGGCCAAGGGACTCCTGCTTGCCGATTGTCGTGGCGTCGATGTGCTGCGCGGCGCGCCTCCACGCGATCTTGGCGGAATCGCGATCTGCGAGGGCCTCACTGACACCGTGACGATGGCGCTCGCCTTCGCCGACGCGGGCAAGCAGTGGGCGGTCCTCGGCGTCACGTCGACGACGGGCACCGACGCGCTCGCGCGCGTGCAGTGGCCCGCCGTGCCGGTGGTCGTCGCCACCGATCCCGATCCCGCCGGCGACCGCTACGCGCAAGAGATCCGCGTCGCCCTGCCGTCGAGCCTCGACGTGCGGCGATGGCGGCCAGCACGTCCGGAGCACCGGGAGGCGGCAACATGAGCGGTGGCACCGACGTCTCCTCGAGCTACCGCGACGGCGCTCCGGTCGCCATGCTCGACGGCGCCGAGCCGATGCCGCCGGCGGGCAGTTCCGTGAGATTCCCGCTCGTCTCGGTCCGCGATCTTCCCGAGATCGTCGAGCAGCGGTGGCTGGTGCGGGGCCTCGTTCCGCGCTACGCCGAGGATGGAACGGCGGGCTATCTCTTCGGCCCGGCCAAAGCGCGCAAGAGCCTGCTGCTCGCCGACGTGGCGCTGTCGGTCACGACCGGCACGCGCGCGCTCGGCAACTACGCCGTCGAGCACACTGGCACGGCAGTCGGCTTCTTCGCCGAAGATCCGAAGGGCGAGACGTCGCGGCGCGTCCACCGCCTCGCACGCGCACGCGGCGTCGAGGTTCCGGCGAACCTCTACCTCATCGACGTGCCCGCGCTCGCGCTCGACAACCTCGAGCATCAGGCGCGGCTCGCCGCGACGCTCCAGGCCGTCGACGATCTCGCGTTCTGCTGGCTCGATCCGTTCGTTCGCCTGCACGCGATCGACGACAACCGGGCCAACGAGCTCGGACCGATCCACTCGTTCCTGCGCACGCTCGCGCGCTCGTGCCCGCAGGCGGTGTTCATGCTGGCGCATCACGCGAACAAGCTTGGAGAGTCGCGCGGCTCGACCGACTTCAACGCGTTCGGCGACTTCAACCTGTACGCGCGCGCCCCCGACGAGCTGACCACCGAGGTCTTCCGCATCGAGAATCGGGGCGGGCCGCCCGGGCAGCCGTTTCAGTTCTCCGTCGAGGATGGCCACGCGGACGGCAAGGCGACGATGCGCCTTGTCGTCTCGGAGCCCGAGGAGGCCCAGGACAGCCGGGACGCGGCGATCGAGGCTGCAATCGCCGCCTACCGCCACGCGAACCCGAAGGCATCTGGCCGCGACGGCAAGGAGCACATCAAGAAGCTCGGGTTGCGCATCCGCGATGAACAGTTCTGGACGGTTTGGAGAGGGGCGCAGCCATGAGCGCTTCCCGTGTTTCCGCCGCACTTCGGAAGCGCATGCTTCCGCTTCCCCTTAAAGGGGGAAGCGGGAAGCACTCGAACGCGAGGGCCTCCGGGAAGCAGCACGGCGCGGCGGCAGCCGAACCGAAACCGACGACGCGCGCCGACCTGGTTGCCGAGATCGATGCCGCGATCGAGCACACCGCGAAGTGTCGCATCGAGCTCGGCTTGGCCGAGCGCGCGATGGTCGCCGCGCGGGAGGCGCTCGAGCGTTTCGACGCCGAGGCGCAGCGCCGTCCACCGCCGATTCACGGCCACTGAATGACTCGGGCGAGCTCGGGTAGCTCGCGCGCCGTCGACACCGCGAAGGAGCAGTCACGATGCCGCTGATCAACCACAACCTTCCCTCGATGCCGCGCACGCGCGGCGAGTGCATCGATGGTCCTCGGCCGTGCCGATTCATTCACTGCCGCTATCACCTCGCTGCGAAGGAGCTGCCCGGCTCGCGCCGGCTCAAGGTGCGCGCGCTCGCCCCCGGCACTGATACCTGCGCCCTCGACGTCGCCGACCGCGGCGCGCACACGCTCGAGGAGGTGGGCGAGCTCCTCGGTCTCACCCGCGAGCGCGTGCGGCAGATCGAGCTCATCGCGCTCGTGAACCTCCGCGGGCAGCTCGCCGAGCTCGCCGGCCCGGACACATCCATCCTCGACGCCTTCTTTCCCGACGACCGCGCCGGCGCCGAGTCGATGGCGCTTCGTCTCTCGCACAACGAGGACAGCGATGTCGCCTGAATCTCAGCTGCTCATGAACCTCGCCGAGAAGGCGGTCGTGCTCGCTCGCGAGGTCTGCTCGACGACGGGCGGGCCCGGGTCGAGCGCGCTCGTCCATCACGCGAGCGCGCTCAGGAGCGCGGCCGAGATCTACTGCCAGAGCCAGCGCCGCCTCGAGGCCGAGATCTTGCGGCCGCTCGAGCTGCCGCACCAGGAGCTCAAAGCGCTTGGACCTTCCACCCGAAGCCGGGGAGACTGACCATGCCGACGATCCGCATCGCCATCGATGACCGGCGTGCGCGCCGGGCGGAAGAGCGCTCGCCGCAGCCGCTCGTCTGCGAGCGAGGGCGCGTGTTTCGCTTCGAAGTGCTCGGTGCGCCGAGAACGAAGGGGAACCACCCGCTCGCGATCTGGAAACACAAGCGGCTCATCATCGTGCCGTCGAAGGCATACCGCGCCTGGCTTGCGACCGCGCTCGAGCAGGTGCCGTTCATCAGGCAGGCGAGCGGCCTCAAGGGGATGATCGTCGTCCCGGTGCGCGTCGCGGCGGTGTTCTATCGCGACCGCAACCTGGGCGACCTCGACAACTTCGAAAAGGGCTTCGGCGACTTCTTGCAGAAGGCGCGCTTGTTGTCGACGGACAGGCACATCGCGAGCTGGGACGGCTCGCGGCTCGACGTCGATCATGCGCGCCCTCGCGTCGCGGTCGAGATCGAAGTGCTCGGCCCATGACGCGCGAAGGAAAGCTGTGCGCGATCTGCAACCGCACCAATCAGACGCTGCGGCTCTGCCAGAATTGCAAGCGCGACTCGGCGAACCAGGGCTGGTCGCAAGGCAGCCGGCGCGAGATTCTCGTCGACACGCAGATCCTGCCACTCGTGGCGAGCTGCCCAGCGCCGACGGGACGACGACTGCGTCCGGCGAGCCGGCGAACGCAACAGATCTTCGATCTGGTGCGCGAGTACTCCATCTGCGTCCCGCTGAGGAACTTTGGAGCGCGTCGCGTGCACGAGCCGTGGGTTTGGCGCAGCCGTCCGCTCAACCTATCCGAGATCGCATTCCTCGTCGGCTGCAGTCGGCAAGCGGTGCTGAAGGCGGTGCGGAATACGCTCGAGTTGTCGACGGTGCAGCGTGCGTGAACGGCGGATCCTGTCGATTCATGACAACCGAGATCTTGCGTAACTTGTATGGCGCACGCGAACGCGAAAGAGAGTCACTCTTGGAACCGGCGCCAAGTCGCTCGGCTGGCCTGGCGAGAGGCGAAGGCGACCGCCGACGTCCATCACTCCCTCGGAGAGATCCGTCGGGCGGTGGACTACCCGCCAGGCTACTTCATCGAGGTCGAGCTCGGCTTCGGGCTCGGCGAAGGGCCGTCGATCATCGCGACGATGCAAGATCTCGATCGCATCAACGCGGCTCACCGCCATGAGCTCGAGGGGAAGCAGCGCAAGACGAAGAAGCCGAAGCGCACGAAGCGCGAGCGGCTCACGGGCCAGAAGCTCGCGGCGCTCGTCGATGCGCGCTTGGGTCGCGTCAAGGCGGCGTAACGATGCTCTCCGTGACCGAACAGCAACGGAGCGCGCTGGTGCTCTCGGGCGCACTCGCCAATCCGCTCGCGGCGCTCAGGGACCGCGGGCTCCGTCGCGAATACGTCGAGTGCGGGCGCGGCGATGCGCGCCGAGCGCTCCGGCTCGACTGAGGTTCGACATGCGAGATCTGATCTTGGCGTTCCATCTGCGCGCGATTGCCCGGATGCTCGAGAGAGATCCGGCAGCGCTCGAGCGGATTGCGCGCGCTGTCGCTGCGCGCCGTCGACCGCCGCGTGCGCCTCGCGTGCAGCGGCTCGTCGGTTTGGTGCGCGATCTGTTGCGCCGTCGGCCAACGCGATGATTCCGCTCGAGCATCTTCTCGACCTCGTCGGCGTCGAGATCCAGCCTGCATACGCGGCCGGGCCGACACTCTACGTCGGGCGACCCGAGGCGGTGCGCGCCCACGCGCGCATCCGCCTCACTGCTGGCTCGCCGGTCGGCCAGGTCGCGCTCAAGTGGCAGGGCACGAAGGACCCATCCGATCCGAGCGGCTGGCAGGACGTGGCCAGCCGGCGCGACGACAACGGCGCCGTCGAGCTCGAGCACACGTTCGCGGTGCCCGCGGGATCGGTGTCGGCGTCGTTTTCGTTTCTCGTCGACCTGCGCGGCCTGCTCGCGATCCGCCTGCTCGGCCGATCGACCAACGGTGTTGGCCAGGCGGGCGATGAAGTGAGCGTCGACGGCGTGACCTGGTAGTTCGGCAACAACCACAACGTGAGGTGAACTCATGATCGCATTGCTGCATACGCATTGGCTCGCCATCTTGCTTGTCGTCTCCGGCGTGCTCGTCGGAGGCGTGACCGGCTTCGTCGTGCATCGCGTGGCGTCGCGGCTGCCGGCGAACGCCCGGGCGGGCGGTCGCGCGCAGCGACGCGCGCACGCGCGCCCCGTGGCGCGCGGGGCGCGGCCCGGGCGCAGACTCGGGCGGAGGTCGCGGATTTATTAGCGCTGGAACGACAGCGTCGCCAGCGGTCGCGTGAAGAGGGGCAGATTTTCTAAAGGGCCTTTTTGAATTTTCGCCCGCCCCGCTGCTGGCGGCGCGGCCACGACACTTCCAAATGCTTCCTTACTCACGTCGATCGGAAGTGGCCGCAAGCGATCGAGACCACGAAGGATTGTCGGAGAAAGACGTCGCTTCCGCGCCGCCATTTGGTCCGCTTTTCGCGAGCCCGAGATGACCACCACACAGTCCGAAATGGCGGCCGAATGGGTGCCCATCGAGGCCCTTTCGCCTTGGAAAGACAACCCGCGCGACAACAAGAGCGCCATCAACGAGGTCGCCGCCGCCATAAAACGGTTCGGGTTCGGCGCGCCGATTGTGGCGCGCCGGGCGGACGGCCAGATCATCGCCGGCCACACGCGCCTCGCCGCCGCACGCAAGCTCGGCCTGACCAAGGTGCCGGTCCGGTTCATGGACCTCGACCCGGCGGACGCCCACCTGATGGCGCTCGCCGACAACAAGCTCTCCGAGTTGGCGAGCTGGGACGACGAGCTGCTCGGGCAGCTCCTCGAGAAGCTGCGCGCCGAGGACGTCGACCTCGTCACCGGCACCGGCTTCACGGACGCCGAGATCCGCAGGTTGCTCGATGACGATGGCGCGGATTCAAGCGGCGTCGACCCCGGCGCAACCGAGCCGCCCGAGCAGGCGGTCAGCCAGTCGGGCGAGCTGTACGAGCTCGGTCCGCACCGCATCTTGTGCGGCGATTCGACCCGTGCCGAGGATGTGGCGCGGCTGATGGCGGGCGAGCGCGCGCTCTTGTGCGCCACCGACCCGCCGTACCTGGTCGACTACGACGGCACCAATCACCCGCAGTCGTTCGAGCGCGAGCAGGCCGGCAAGAGCAACAACAAGAAGTGGGACGCGTATCGTGATCCGAAATCGAGCGTGGAGTTCTTCTCCTCGTTTCTCGGCGTCGCGCTCGAGCACGCGCTCGTCGACAACCCGGCCATCTACCAGTGGCACGCCTCGCGACGGCAGGCGCTGGTGGAAGCGGCGTGGACCGAGAACCAGCTGCTGATCCACCAGCAGATCATCTGGGTGAAGTCGCGGCCGATCCTGACGCGCAGCCACTTCATGTGGCAGCACGAACCGAGTTTCTACGGTTGGGTCGAAGGGCGCCCGCCCGAGCTCCGCCCGCCGCTGGGCGGCGAGTGCACCACGGTGTGGGCGATCGATCAGAAGGGCGAGTCGGATGGGATCCATCCGACGCAGAAGCCCACCGAGATCTTCGAGCGCCCGATCTCGTACCACACGCGCAAGGGCGACTTGGCCTACGAGCCCTTCTCGGGATCGGGTTCGCAGATCATCGCCGCCGCCAAGCTTGGGCGCCGCTGCTACGCGATGGAGATCGAGCCGGCGTTCGTCGACGTCGCGAGGCGGCGCTGGGCGAGGTACGCCGAGTCGGCGGGCATCGACCCCGGCTCTGGCGCGCTTTCGTGACGAGGTAGGTGTCCAGTGACAAACAAGGCGAGGACAACGCGCTCGGAGATCGAGCAGCGCCTGGTCGCGGTCGAAGATCTCCTGGTCGCCGGGATGCCGTCGACGCGCATCGAGCGCGAGCTCGCGCGCACCTACGGGATCTCGCGCCGCATGGTGCGGTACTACATCACCGAGATCTACCGTCGCTGGGGGACGGACTCGATCGCCGATCAGCCGCACCGGCGCGACAAGCTGGTGCGCATGGCCGAGCGCCTGTACGCCAAGGCGTTGTCGAACGAGAAGTTCGGCGCCGCCACCTCCGCGCTCAACACGCTGGCCAAGCTCTCGGGCGGATTCGCGCAGCGGTACATCGACCCCGATCGGTACACCAAGCTTCTCGGCCCGCCGCCCACCGACCCGAACCAGTCGCTGATCTACGCGCAGAAGGTCCTCGTCCTGTCGATCACGGACATCGCCCAGGACGCCAGCATCGATCCTGAAAAACGCTGGCGGCTACTCGGCGACTTGGCCGCGAAGGTCGGCATGACCTTCAGCCGCACGCAGGTGCAGCACGAGCTCGAGACCGTGAAGCGGCGCCTGTTGCCGCCGGTCGAGCGAGCGCGCGGCCCGCGCGTCTTGACCGGCGTCGCCAAGCCGACGACCGCTCGCCGCGGCGGCACCGACCACACCGGCGGCGACGACGACGGAGACGACGAGACCTGAGATGGCCTCACTCATCGACCAACTGCAGGCGCTCGAGGCGGAGACCGCGGATGAAGGGCGCCACGTCGACCTCTGCCTCGTGCTCCAGCGCCAGCGGACCAAGGAGACGCTCCTCTGGGCAGGTGGGGTCTGGGATCGCATCGACCGGCGGTTCATCGAGCGCGAGCCCGAGTCGGGCCAGATCATCGAGCTGGTCGAGTCGCAGGTGCCGTTCACGAGATGGTTCGCCGGCTGGTTGAGGGACTATCGCGAGGGCCTGGCACGCGACATCTCGCTCGTGCTCAACGAGGGCGGCCGGCGCGGCGGAAAGAGCTTTGGCTCGCTCGCCTGCCAGATCGCCGCGCTCATCGACGTGCCCGAGTCGGCGGGCTCGCCGACCATCGGCTGGACCATTTCGGAGTCGTTCAAGAAGCGCGATGAGCTCGAGCAGTGGATCGCCGAGCGCATCCCGAAAAAGTGGTACCGGCACTGGCGGGCGCCCGAGTTCCGGTACGAGTTCGTGCACGGCGCGATCTTGCGCAACCTCTCGGCGCAAGATCCGGAGGACATGCGGCAGGGCCGCGTCGACATCCTGCTCTACAACGAGCCGCAGCAGATGCAGTCGAAGGCAGTGGTCAACGGCATGTTCGGCACCGCCGACCGCGGCGGCCTGACCATCCTCGCCGCCAACCCGCCCCGATTGCAGAGAGGCGAGTGGGTCCATACGCTCAGGGAGTCCATTCTCAACCACGACGTCGAGGGCGCGAAGTGTTTCACCTTCTACGCCAAGGACAATCCGGCGGTCGACCAGCCGGCGCGCGCGCGCGTCGGCAAGCTGGCCGCGATCATCGATCCGAAATCGGTGCAGGCCGACGACGAAGGCCTGTGGATGCCGGTCGGCGACCGCGCCTATCCGAAGTGGTCGAAGAAGCTGGTCGAGAAGCCGCCCGAGATCGGCGCGAAGGACGTCACCGCGCGTACGCTCGAGCGGCTCACCTTCGTGCCGTACGCGTTCGTCGCGGGCGCGGACTTCCAGGGCCGCCCGCATCAGGCCGGCGCGGTGTTGCGGATCTTCGCCGGTGACGACGGGCCGGTGTATTGGTTCGTCGATGAGCTGATCGTCGAGGGCACGGAGCTGCATCTCTCGGACGAGGCCTACGGCCACGGCTACACCCCGGAGACGCTGCTCTGGGTTCCGGACGCCTCGGGCAGCTTTCAGGACGCGAAGCACTCAGGCAACACGACCTCCTACGATGTGCTCCGATCGCAGCGCTGGAACGTGCAGGCGCCGACGGAGATCAAGCGGCCCGATCGCTCACGCCACCCGAAGAACCCCGACGTCGACCAGCGACTCGGGATCATGTATCGGCTCATGGAGGAAGGCCGGCTGAGAGTCGATCCGCGATGCAAGTGGCTCATCGAATCGTTTCGTGAATGCCCGCTCGGGAACAACCGCTTCGGCAAGCGCAAGCCCTACGGCAAACACTCGCACATCACCGACGCGGCAGGCTACGGCATCTATTTCCTCGAGCCCAAACCGACAGACCCGATCGAGATCCGCGCAGCCGACATCAAGATCGTCCGCTTCAAGCGACCCGGCAGCGACTTCTATTAATGATGGGACCTCGGCATGGCGCTCAGCTTCACGGATCGGCTGCGCCTTGCGACCGATCGGCTCCGCGTGCGCGCCCGCACGTTCAGCACCTGGATGCCAGCGCGGTTTCCCGGTGTCGGCCTGCCGGCGCCAGGCTATCCCGCGACCAATCCCCGCGCGCAGGCGCGGGTTTCGGGGCGTGATGCACTCGAGGGCAGGATCGCGGTCGGTGCCGGGCCGATGCTCGACCGCTACTCGACCTACGCGGCCACCGCGCTCGACCCGCTCAAGATCGAGTCGATCCTCCGGCAGGCCGATCTCGGGGTCGTCTACCGCTATGCAGACATGTGCAAGCAGGTGCTCGAGCGCGACGCTCACCTGTTCGGGATTGATCGCGGCCGGCGCCAGGCGGTGGCGAACAAGCCGTTCCTGATCCAACCGAAGAACGACAGCCCGCTCGCGAAGGCGCTCTCGCACTTCATGCGCGAGGTGGTCGACGGGATCGACGGCTTCCCGGATGGCGTCTACCAGCTCCTCGGCGCGAGCTGCCCCGGTTACTCGTGCTCCGAGATCGTCTGGGCTCCGGGGCGCGTGCGCTTCCCCGGCATCGACGGCAGCACCGTCACGCTTCATGGATTGTTCCCGAAGACACTGCAGTGGGTCCACGGCAAGCACTTCCAGTTCAAGGCCGACAGTGATGAGCCGCTCCTCGATCTCGGGAACGAGGGCTGCATTCACCTGCCTCGGCACAAGTTCGTTTTCCACCGTGCCCCGGGTGACGGCATCGCGGCGACGCGCGGCTACATCCGCTCGGTGGTGTGGCTGCACTTCCTCAAGCACTGCAGCTTGCGCGACTTCGCGGTTTTCCTGCACCTGTACGGCATCCCGCAGCTCTACGGCAAAGTCGAGCGCGGCCTGTGGCAGGACCAGAACATGCGCGCCGTGCTCGAGGCGGCGCTCATCGCCTACGGCTCGAGCGACTCGGCGCCGATTCTTCCCGATGGCCTGTCGATCGAAGCGAAGGAGGGTCCCATTGGCTCGGGCGCAGGCGATGCGCACGCCAAGCTCGTCGGCTTGTGCAACTTCGAGCAGTCGAAAGCGGTGCAAGGCGAGACGCTGACCAGCGAACCGGGCACCTCGGGCAGCTACAACCTCGGGGTAGTTCACGCAGATTCCAAGCACGAAGTTACCGTCGGCGACGCGCTCGGGATGGCGGCGGACCTTCGCACTGATGTATTCCTCTCGGCGATCGAGCTCAACGCTTACGATCTCTCGCGCGCGCTCAACGCCGATCCGGAAGAGCTGGTGCACGCGCTACCACGAGGAGAGTTCAGGACCGACCGCGAGACCAGCCCGAAGGAGCGCGCCGAGATCCTGAAGATCTTCTCGGACGCCGGGTTCCCGATCTCGATGAGCCAGATGCGGCGCGAGTACGGCCTCGATACGCCGACGGGCGCCGACGATGTGCTGCCGGGCAAGCCCGTGACCTTGAGCTCGGGCGGCGCGGTCGCGAGCACGAGCGACGCCGCCGCCGGCATCACAAATCCGAAGCCTGCATCTCCGCCCTCAGGTGGCGAGCGAGGACCGAAATGAACGTCGTTCGCGAACTGATCAACTTCTTCCGGCAGCAGGCGGGCATCATCTTCGCCTCGCAGCCTGTCGATCCGCTGCTGCCGGCCGGCGTGGTCGCGTTCTGGCACAACTCGACCTCCGACACGTTTCGGCTGCAGAACGCGGCTGGTCGCATCGGCGATATCGCCATCGTCGCACCGGTGGCGGATGCCGACGCGAGCGCTGCGATCGCCGTCGAGCATCGCGTGGTCATCCCGGCAGGCCCGACCGGCAACCTCGACGTGCTGCTCTCCGCACGGGAGGAGATTATCGACGTCGTCGTGCACAAGACCGGCGCCGCCGGCGGCGGTGCCGGCACCATCCAGCTCGTCAACTCCACCTCGGGCGCGCCCATCACGGACGCGATGAGCATCAACGTTCCGCCCGGCACGGTGGTGCGGCCGCTCGACGTCGACCCAGCGCAGAATACGATCGCGGCTCGCGCAGCGCTGCGATTCGTGCGCACGCGGACGGCGTCGCTCGACGAGAGCTGCATCGCGTATGTCCGCACGCTCCGCCGCCCGTAACAGGTCACCACCATGGCCGTGGCGTTCAAGATCGTCCAGCGTGACGACGGCTGGCACGTGGTCTCGGAAGATGAGAGCAAGAACCTGGGCGGCCCGTACGCGACGAAGGAGGAGGCAGTCGAACGGCTGCGCCAAGTCGAGGGCCACAAGGCCAATGCGGCGAGCACGTCGTCGGGCGCGTTGCATACGCCGACGCTGATCGGCGAACGGGAAGCGTTCAGCGTGGAGGCGCCGCTTCGGCTCTCGAGCGAGGCGGCCGACTGCTGGGATCAGGTTGCTCGCTTCGGCAGGTTCGTGAAGGACGACGGCGAGGGCCCGCAGCGCGTGGTGTTCAACCTCGAGCACCTCGGCGAGTTCCTCGACAACTTCTCGCGCCAGGTCAATCCGCTCTGGGCCGACACCAACCACGATTTCGACGAGGCGAACGCGCTCTACGACGCGCTCTGCCTCGTCGTCGACGGCATGCCGCTCCGCACGGTCACGCGCTCCGCCGAGAACCAGACCGCCGTCGCTGCGCCAAGGCCCGAGCAGCTTCGCAACCCCGACACCGGCCGCGTCGAGGATGGCGTCTACGCGCACCGCTACGAGGTGACCGAGCTCGGGCAGAAGAAGCTGCCCAACGTCCGGTACGTGAGCCCGCTGTTTCTCACCAACGGCAAGGACGAAGAGGGCCACGACATCGGCTACGTGCTGCTCAACGTGGCCTGGACGAACGGACCCTTCCTCGACGGAATGACGCCGCTGCGAATGATTCGCCTGGCGGCGTCCCCTGCACACGCTGGAGGCCACATGAATCCCGAATCGATGAAGCGCTACGGCGTCGACGACAAGGCGACGCCGGAGCAGATGCGCGCCGCGATGGCGAAGTACGCCGAGGAGGTCGACGCCGACAAGAAGAGCCGCGACGAGGCGATGTCTCGTTATCGCCGGTTCGCCGATGCCGTCGGCGGCGAAGAGGAGTTCGGCAAGTTCGTCGAGAAGTTCATGAAGGACGAGGAATCGATGTCGCGCTTCCGAAAGTTCATGGAAGGGAAAGCCGACGACGCCGACGACAAAGACGACGAGAAGCGCGAGATGACGGCGATGGCGAAAGACCTCGGTGTCGCCGCCAGCATGTCGGCGATCCGTCAGAAAGTGACCGAGCTCAGGTTCACGACCGCGCCGAAGACCGAGATCGCGGACCTCAAGCAGAAGCTCGCCGGTCTCGAGGCCAAAGAAGTCGCGCGCACGGCCGCAGAGAAGGAAGCCGATGTGATCGCGTTTGCGCAGCGCTGGTCGCAGAAAGACTCGGCCGAATGCGCGTGGGATCCCGACGACGAGAAGGGGTTGGCCGAGTTCTACCGGTCGGCGCCGAACATGGCCAAGCTGCACGTCGAGAAGAACAAGGGACGCTGGGCGGCGCTCAGGCGGTTCACGGCGGCGGGCGCGCCGATCGGCAAGCCCGAAGGCGAGCCGCTCAACCTCGCCGGCGACGATCCGGCCGCGATCGAAAAGCGCGTGGATGAGGCGGCGAAGAAGATCGCCGCCGACGAGAAGGTCCCGTACGCCGTCGCGATGACGCGCGTGAAAACGAAGCACCCCGAGTTGTACGCGGCCTACGCGGCGATGCGCGGCTGATCAGCCGACCGCGTGCCACTTCGCCTGCGCGAGTTTCCCGGTCATGCGCGCCTTCTTGGTGTCGCGCAATTTCTGGAGCGCATAGCGAACAGACTCGGTTCCGGCTCCGATGGCCTTGACGATCTCGGAGACCGAAGCACCCTTCTTCGCCGGAGCCGACTTGAGATGCGCTTCGACGCGTGACTGCAGCTCCGCAACTCCGTTCGCCGGCTTCGTGGTTGGCTTCTTCGCCGGCTTCGTCGCGCTCCTGGTCGCCGGCCGCTTCGCTGCCAACGGATGACCATTCCCGGAGGAGTGGCCGTTCGAGCGCTGAACGTACCTCTCGAGCGGTCCAGAGATGATCTCGGCCATCTCGGCAGTGGCGCGCAGCCTTGGAAGCAGCTCTTCGATCTCTTTCAGTGAAAGCGGTTTCGGATTCGACATGGCGACCGCTGTAGCGCGTTTCATTCCTGAAATCAAACCGTCTCGATAGGAGATCCGAATGGGACTCGCACGCGCAATCGCACGCCTCTTCAATCTCGGCTACTACGATCAGAGCGGCGGCTTTCAGGAGGGCCAGGTCGCGGTCTTCGGATCAGCAGCCTTTCAGGTGGCGCTGCCGTCGTGGCAGGCGGCGCAGCTCCAGCCCGCCGCCGGCATCAATCGCACCGCCGGCGTCATGGGCGGTGGCGGCACCACGCAGGGCGAGGAGATTTCGATTCAGAAGCTCGGCTACGCCAAGCTCCTGGCGTCCCCGAACGTGGCGACGCAGCTCGGCGGCCAGGTGATCGCGGATGGGCCGCCGAACCTCGGCAACGTCCGGCAGCGCGTGCCGTGGAGCTCGTCGGCGCAAGTGCTCGGCCACTTCGAGGAAGCGCGCCAGGTCGGCAACGCACCCGAGCACGTCGAGGGCGAGGTGCGGCCGGCCTGGCTCGAGATCGTCCGCGCGGTGACCGGCGGCGAGCCTGGCTCGGTGCCGCTCGGCAACAACGTCACGCGCTACCTCGGACCGCCCGGCTCGGCGCTCAGCCAGTCGCCGGTCGCGCTCTATCGCGCGCGCTTCGACGGCGAGGTAGTGCGCAGCCTTGGCGCCACGCTGCAGTTGCAGCCCTCGCAGAACGAGACCGTCACGGTCACCGTCGTGAAGTCGAGCGACGGAGGCACGACTTGGATCGACCTCGCCGTCTCGTGCCAGTTCGCCGGACCGGTGAGCGCCGCCGATGACCTCGTCCGCTGGGTGGTGCTCGCGCGCGGCGATCTCGTCGCGCTCAAGGTGGTCTCGTACTCGGCGACGGCCGCGGGGCTCATCGCCAGCCTCGACGTGACGTAACAGCAACTCGCTTCCGCAACCTCTTTCGTGCCGCGTCGCGAGCGGCCGAGCTTCGGCTCGGCCGTTGGCGAGGCGGCAGGAGCCGCCCATGGCCACTTCGAATGCGGTCCTCCACCGCGACGTGCTGCTGTCGAACTACGTCCAGCGGTGGGAGCCCCCGAAAACCAACTGGTTCCTCTCCGATTGGTTCTTCCCGACCATGCGGGTCGAGAAGGAGACCAATGTCTGGAAGCGGATCAACCAGAGCACGTTCCAGCAGACCGTCGAGACCGTGGTCTCTGCCGACGGCGACGTGGCCGAGGTCCAGTTCTACGTCGATCCCGATGGCCAGTACCGCTGCCGGGCGCACGCGCTCGAGGGCGTGATCGATCACTACGATCGCGCGCGCGCCGACGACATCCTCCAGTACGAGCAGCTCCAGACCGACATCCCGATGACGGTGTTGGCCAACTCGCTCGAGCTCGAAGGCTTCGGCACGCTCCGGGACATCGCGAACCTCGGCTCGTCCTACAAGGTGCTCGGCCCCGACGAGCTGTTCGACAACTACACTTCGCTGAAGTCGAACCCGGTGCTCGAGATCCGGAAGGCGTGCGAGTACATCATCTCGCAGATCGGGCGCAAGCCGAACCGGATGGCGTTCGACTTCCTCGCCTGGCGCGGCATGCAGTTCAATCCGGCGATGCAGGCGATCGCGCCGGTGCACACCACGCCCGCCGGGCTGCAGATGATCACGGTCGAGATGCTCGAGAAGAAGCTCGAGGATGTGCTCGAGCCGGGCTCGATCAAGATCACCTTCGGGCGCTACGAGACGAAGCGCGGACCGCAGCAGGGAGCGAAGCGCAGCTGGATCGGCGGCGACGTGCCGATCGCGTACATCGAGCCGCCTTCGCTGAAGTCGGTCGGCGCCACCCACCGCTTCGCGTTCGTCGGCAAGAACTCCCCGGCCGACGACGGCAACCCCGCCGACACGATCGGCGCGTACACGTACCCGAAGCCCGAGCGCGGGCCCGACGGCTCGACCATCGTTCGCGTGCGCACCAACGTCCAGTACAAGGTGGTCAAGACCGAGTCGCTGTTCGTGCTCAAGGGCGTGGTCGACACGTCGAACCCCGACCTCTACCGCGGCGAATTGACCTGAACGGGAGGACGACGTGTCTCATGAGGCGGCCATGATTGTATCCTGCCGGCATGCGCAACCCCCGGCCCTTTCCGATGCAATGGATGCCGTCGTCTATCACGCCAAGCTACGCGGCGCAGTCGTCTGCCCGGTCGTCATGATCGCCGCCTATTTCGACGAGAGCAGTGACCAGCAGCAGGAGCGCATTTTCGTCGTCGCTGGCTACATAGGGCTTGAGGAGCATTGGCGGGCGCTATCACGCAAGTGGGCAACCATGCTATCCGATGTTGGCATCGCGGAGTTTCACGCGGTCGACTGCGAACACGGAACGGCGCAGTTTGCCGGCATGTCTCGTCGGCGTAGGCAAGGCATACAGCGACGCTTTGTCGAGCTACTTGCGGATGAGTCCAATGGCCTGATCGGCATTGTCGGCGCGATCATGCTTGGACCATATGCAAGATTGCGTCAGCGCTTTAGGGAGTCGCGGAGGATTCCGCCGGGGCTTCCGATCAGCGGGACCCTGGATCACCCGTATTATCTGGCATTTCAATTGGCCATCGAGTCCGCGGCTATTAATCCGGCGGTCACTGCGCTGCCGGCAATTGAGAAACTGGACTTCGTGTTTGATAGGCACAGCCTTGGCGGTCGGATACCGACGCTCTTTGGTAGCATTCAAGGTGATCACAGCCTGGGCTATTCGTCACGCCTTGCGAGTGTGCAGTTTCACTCTCGGACCACCGTGCTTCCGCTTCAGGCTGCTGATTTGTTGGCCTATGAGGCATACCGATTCGGCGATACGCAGCTATCAGGCAATCAAGCCGAAACCAGATGGCAATTCTCAGCCCTGGCGAGGCGAGTCTCGCGCCCGGGTTACTTGGACGAGGCTGCGCTGTTGGCGATTCTTGGGGACGAGAAAGCGTCGGAGAAAAACAGATGAGTGCCGCTGAGAGGAACGTCATGCCGGAGCCGAAGAAGATCCGCGCCAAGGTCGTGTGCCACCAATACGGCACGCACTTCCGTGGTGACATCGTCGAAGTGGAGGAGCGCGAGTACAAGCGCGTCGGCGCGCTCGTTCTCCTCTCGAAGGAGGATGAAGAAGTGCAGCGCAAAGAGCAGGCGGAGAGGCGTGCGGCGCAAGCGAGCCACGTGCAGGAGGATCGCTCGGCGGCGAACGGCTGGGCGGAGAAGGAGGCCGAGGCGCTGCGCATCGTCAGGGCGCGCCAGCTCGAGGAGCAGAAGCGCCAGCGCGAGCTGCTCGCCGGCACCGGCACCACCGGGAACGGATGAACCATGCGGCTCACGCAGGCCAAGCTCGAGGGCGCGATCGGCGGCGCCGACAAGCTGCGCGACCTCCTCGACAAGAACTTCGACGGTGTCGCCGACGCAGATCTGGTCGCGCAGGTGATTGACGCCGCCGAGGGCGAAGCGGCTTCCGCGATCCAGGTCGCAGTCGACCTCGACGACCCGCGCGTCGACGGCTCGCTCGTCCTCGAGCAGCGCAAGCTCCAGCTCGCGGTCTACTGGGCGTACCAGAAGGGCACGTCGGGCCAGGCGGTTCCGCAGGACGTGCGCGAGGGCTACGAGGACACACTCCGGTGGCTCGACGACGTCGCCAAGGGCACGCGCACGCTCGGCTCCGCGCGCCATCCAGCGACCTCCTACCCGGTCGAGGTGATCGACATCGATCCGCAGCAGACGCGCACCACCCGTCGCAACCTCAAGGGCTTTTGTTGACGGGCCGGGCTATTCGATGCGTTCGGCTTGGATGAGTCCTTCGCGGGAACGGATCTCGTAGTTGAAGTGGCGCAGAAAGCCCAAACCCAGGAGCCCGTTGATTTCGTATTCCTCGGGAAGGTCGAGCGCGTTGAGGCGAAAGTCAGTGAATTCGAAACCGAGCGCACGGAACCGTGCAACCCGAATTAGATAGCCGTGCTCTTTGCCGACCGTCGAACGTGTGACGGTGATGGCCTCGCCCTGTCGCGCACTGTAACCGAGCCCGTCGAGGACTGCTGGAGTCACGATCGTTTCGGCCGCGCCAGTGTCGAGGATGAGACGAAGAGCCGTTCGATTCCCATGTGGGCCCCACAAGCTGCCGCGCACGAAGATGAGACCTGCGGCCGGGTCGAAGCGGGTTCGCTTCACCGTGGAAAGAACGGCGGCAGTGGACGCACGCGGCCGGTAAAGAAGATTCCGGAGTCCATCACCTCGGCGAGGAGAGGCTTGGTTTGGCGCATCACCTCTTTGCTGTTCTTCGCGTGACCGAGGACGACGGCCCTACCGAATTCGAGGTTATCGTCGTCGAACCACTCGATCTCAACCAGGACCACCCATTCGTCGGGATAGCGCTGACAGATCTCGCTCCAGGTCAGCCGTTCCGGCCCGGGCGAGGCGGTCGATTGTGCTTCGTTCATGGTCCGATCTCGGCAGCCCCGCGAGCACGAGTCAAGTTTTCTGTCCCCACACGAGGTGAAGCCAGGTGCGTGTCAGGCTATCGGTCGATACCACGGCGGGCCGGCGGCGGCTCGAGCTGATCGTTCGCGCGCTGGCCGACCTCCAGCCGCCCTTGAAGATGTTCGGCGCGTACTTGCGCGGGAAGTTCAAAGATCGCTTCACTGCGGAGGGGCCGGGCTGGCCGCCGCTCGCGCAATCGACCGGGCACCACCTGCTACAGAGCTACACGGGCAAGGTCACCCGCGCGGGGAAGCTGCGTGAATCGCCGCGCCTCAAGCGCTTGCGGCGGCAGCTTCAGCGCGATGTCAAGAAGGAGCGGCTCGATGCGCGCGTGCTGGTTGCGTTCGAGCGAGCGACGCGCTCAACGGGCGGTGGCGCGCTCGGGGAAGCCGTGCGCCACTACGCCGCCGGCCACCGATACGCCCGCGAGCTCGCGAACCTGGCCAAGCAGCTCGATCGCGCGCACGCCGGCAAGCGGCGCAAACAGAAGCGCGCGATTACCAAGCACCAGCACCTCCTCGGCCGGCTTGGCTCGACGATCAAGGCGCGCCTCTCCGGCAATGTCATCGTCGTCGGCTCGTTCGTACCCTGGGCGGGAATCCACAATGAGGGCGGCGCGGCTGGGCACGGCGCGATGATCCCGAGGCGCACGTTTGCCGAGCTCGAGAGCGACGACGTGGACGTGCTCGTCAAGGTCTTGGTGGCGCGCGCCATCGGCGTCGCCAACGCGAGGCTCTGATCATGGACATTACCTTCAGGAACGCCCGGCTCGTGATCGACACGGCGCTGCGCGATACCTTGCTCTTCGCGTACGGCCGGCGCTTGCCGCCCGTGGCGACGCTCGACGCGCTCGCCCGAGCGTCGTCGGCATCCCTTGCCGACGACGACCTGCGCCACGTCACCGCGGCGCTGCGCACGTATCGATTTGTCCGCAGCGACGCGCGCGCAGCCGACGGCGAACTGATCATCGCACCGGCCGATCTGCAACCAGGGGCTCCCGGTCGCTGGCTGCGAACCGGGTCGCCCATCGCCGACGGCTACCTCGAGCGCTGCGAGCTCTACAACGAGGACGAGGATCAGGAGACGATGACCGAGCGCTTGTTGTCGAAGAAGCCGGCGCTCTTGATGTCGTTCGAGGGCGCGCGCCACAAGCCGGTCTCCAACCGCGCGGGCGCGCTCTACTGGTACGCCGTCTCCTATCGCCTCCTCGCCATCAGCACCAACATGCGCGGCGGCGAAGCGGCGTGGCACGGCAGCCCCCGCATCGATGAGCGCAAGATCGATCCCGGCACGGCGGCGATTCTCGGCGACGCCAAGGCGGTGCTCGCAGGCAGCGACCTCGGCCTCGGCGGCGCGGTCGAGCGGGTCGAGCTCGGCGAGGAGCGGCCGGTGATCGTCGCGCTCGCCAAGCGCACCGTCGTCGAAGCGCTCGACATCACCGTCTGGACGACGCTCCGGCCCGAGGAAGAGATCGTGCCGCTCGAGGGTGCCGACGCGCACCAACAACTGGTGGACGGCGATACCGTCGAGCTCTCGGTCGACTCCAATGTCGATTTTGACCGCTGAGGAACGTGCTATCATTTCTTCGATGAAGTCGATCGAAGAAGTCGCGCGCGATCTGGCAGTCGCTCATCGACGGGAGGATCCGGCCACGAAGGAAATCTTCTTCTTGCGGCCGTCCGGTCGGGTCGATGAGGTCCGGCTCGTCGAGGTGTCTGGGTCGGCTGACTCCGCGGGAGAGGTTCTGCCGTTTCGGTTTGGCCCGAACGCAACAGAGGGTGTTCCGTACGCGTCCGTTGTCATCCTTCTCAGCCCCGAGGACTGGGAGCGCGTCAAGCGTGGCGACCTCGAGCTGCCCGAGGGTTGGAACAGGGACGACCTTCATCCCATCCAGTAGGCGATGGCATCGACTTCTGATTGGGCGGCAGGTTACCTGGCACAAGCTCGGGCAGATCTGAACGCCGCGCGGATCCTGGGAGCACAAGAACCGTCGGTACTGGCGATGCTGCTCCAGATGACGTTCGAGAAGCTTGCCAAGGCGGCGCTTCTTCGATCGCGAGCAATCTCGATCGCCAAAGCGTGCTCGTCCCACAAGGCGGCGTCGCAGATGATGCGCGTATTGAAGCGACAGCGTCGAGGGCCGACTGGCGATTGGCAGCAGGCGTTCCGTGTCGTCACGGAGTTGGAGCAGGCACATCCGGCTCTCGCCGCGGGCGCGCAGCTCGAATACCCCTGGGAAGGACCGGGCGGAGAGATCCGCTGGCCTGCCGATCATCTCTCGATAGCCGCCGAGCTTGGAAGCCCAAAGAAGAGGCTCGGTGCACAGATCCTTCAGTTCGCGCGTAGGCTGAGCGACGAGTTCGATCAAGTCTTTCCGGCTTGACCGCTCATTCCTGACGCGCTCGCGCGTCGTCTTCCAATCCGTCGTCGCGGGGTCCCTCCAGTGATCTCAATGTTCAAGATGGGCCAGCGCGTGCGCGTCTGGCCGCGGCCGGGTGTGCGTGTGCTCGAGCATCCTGGCATCGCCGACCGCTTTTTGCCCGCCGAGGGCGCCATCGTCGAGTGGTCGACCTGGTGGGCGCGGCGCGCCAGCGACGGTTCGATTCTCCTCAGCGATCCAACCAAGAAAACGAGCGCGCCGGCGCCGTCGGGTGAGCCGTCATGACCATTTCCGCGCCTCTGAACCCCGATCTGCCGCCGTCGAGCTGGCGGGTCCCGGGGATCTACATCAGCCTCGACCTGCGCGGGTCTTCGGCCGGGATCGGGAACCTGTCGAAGCGCATCCTCCTCGTCGGCCACAAGACCTCGACGGGGATCGCGCCGCTCAACACCGTGGTCCCGCTGCAGGGGCAGGCGACCGCGAACCTCTCCTTCGGTCGCGGCTCCGATCTCGCGCGCCTGCACGCCGCCGCGCTGTCGCAGATCGGCGGCGGTGCGGCCGACCTCTACGGCATCGCCATTCCCGAGCCGGTCGGCGGCACGGCATCCACGCACCTCATCACGTTCGTCGGAGACGCCAAGGGCGCGGGCGCGGTCGACGTCACCATCTGCGGCTACACGACCACGGTCGCGATCGCGAACCTCGACACCGCCGCTGCGATCGCCAGTCACGTCGCTTCAGCGATCAACAAGCAGCTCCTCGACGTGCCGCTCACCGCGCAGGCCAACGGCGCGACGGTCACGCTCGTCTATCGCCACGTCGGCGTCGTCGGCAACGACCTGCCGGTGATGGTGTCCTTCTCCGGCAACTCGGGCGTGCGCGCCTCGCCCGGCACCATCAGCTTCAACGGCCTCGGCGCCGGGGACGGCTCAGTGGTGGTCGACATCGGCACGGCAACGGTGCAGGCCGCCATCAAGAACGCCGACACCGGGATCGTCGTCGCGCAATCGCTCGCCGCCGCGTTCGCCGCCGATGCGTATCCGTGCACGGCCGAGGCAGGCGCGGCGGGTCTGCTCACGCTCTATTACGCGCCCGGCCGCGTCGTGCACCGGATCTCGTCTGCGATCTACACGACCACCGGGGTCGCGGTCGCTCTGGCCGTGGGTGTCGCCGGCGCGGGCGAACCGGCGCTCACGCAGGGGCTCGGCAATATCGCCGGGCAGGCGGCCTTTCCGTGCTGGACGTCATCCTTCCTCGACGCCGATTCGCTCGGCGCGATGGCCGCGCACATCGAGTCCTACGCCGACGGCAAGCGCCAGAAAGATCAGCAGCTGTTCCTCGGCTCGAGCGAGTCGCTTCTCTCAGCCGGCGCGCTTCCGCCCTCGACGACGCCGACGCTCTCCGGCTCGCCCCGGTATGCGATCGGCTGGTGTCCCGATGCGCCCGAGCAGGCGTATGAGCTCGGCGCGCGTCTGGCCGCGCGCGTCTGCATCGAAGACTATCACCCGTACAACTACGACGGCGAACCTCTCCAGACCGACGGAGTGGTGCCGCTCTTGCTCCCGCACCAGAACTCGCGACCGGATCCGGACGAGCAGAACGCCGCCCTACAGCTCGGGCTCACCCCGCTCGTCGTCGACGAGGCGCTTGGCCAGCTCACGATCTTGAGCGACCGCACCACGATCGACTCCCAAGATGATCGTCTGTGGGCGTGGGGCACGATCAGGACCCTCGGGTTCTACCGGTTCGACCTGGCGGCGTTCCTGAAGCAGCGCTTCCCGCACAAGAGCCTGAAGCTCTACGGCGAGCCGCGCACGCCGAACACGGTCAAGCTCGACTCGATCAGGGACGCGGTCATCGAGCGCATCCGCACCTGGGACAACCTCGATCTCTTCGACGGCGTGGATGACCTCAAGGATCAGGTGCGGGTCAGCCCGAACGCGAACAACCGCCACCGCGTCGACATCTTCGTGCCTTGTCGCCCGCCCGAGAAATTGGATCAGCTGTCGGGCGTTGCCAGCCTGACCTGACCGAGGAGCAACGCCATGCCTTTCAATCCGCTGGTCGGGCAGATCCCGATCGAGATCAACAACGTCGGAGTTGCGTCGATCACCAAGGTGAGCATCAAGCGTGCGCGTCAGGTGACGGTGAAGTTCGGGGCATTCGGGCCGATCGGAAGCGCCAAGGGGTTCTACAAGGTGAGCGGCACCTTGACCCTCGCGGTGCCGAAGGTCGGGCTCGAGATCGATCTGCAGGCGCTCTCCGATTCGGAAGAAGGCTTCACGATCACGTTCCCGAAGGGCGCCGAGCGCTGGGCTGTCTATGGCGCGCATCTCTCCGACGACGATCTGATGAACACCCCCGAGCCCGGCGATACGGAAACGACCGTGAACTTCGTCGCGGCCGAGATGCTGCGCATTGCCTGATGGAGGTCGCTGCCCATGAGACTCGGAGACTTTCTTTCCGCCAAGAATCGGGAGGGCGCGACGCCGGCGCCGACCAGGCCGGTCGCGTTCAAGGCGATCGCGCGCGGCGCGCACGGCGAAGAGTACCTCGTCGACTGCAACGCCGTGCTCGCGTTCGTCGACGAGCAGAAGCGCGATAGGGCCATCGACGCCGCCGAAGCCGCGCTGCGCCGCGCATACCCCGACGGCTCGGCGCCGGCCGAGAAGCGACGCAACGAGGTCGCCTACCAGGTGCTCATCTACGCGCTTCGGGACGCGGACGAGCACCGCGCGCAGTTCGCCGCCGGCGTGGATGAGCTGCGCTCCGCGCTGGTGCAACCGGTGGCGACGCGCCTGTACACCGAGTACATCGAGTTCGTCGACGGCGAATTTCCGCTGGTGCCCAAAGAAGAGGACATGAAAGAGATGGTGGAAGAGGCGCGAAAAAACTCCTGAGCCGGCCAGCTCAACTGTATCGGCTGCTCGACTGCGCCTCGGGCGCCGAGTGGTTTGGCCGGCCGCTTGCCGAGGTTCCCGACGCAGACATCTGGCGCTGGCGCGCTTGCCTGGTCGCCGCGCACCGCCTCCTTCACCACGCTCGACACGAACACGACAACGAAGACGAGTAACCAATGGGCGGAAGCATCAACCGTGACGCGACGGTGCGCGTCGGCCTGGAAGTCGACGACGACGTCGCCACCGCGGCCGAACGCATCCTCGGGCCGATCGATCGCGCCGCGCAGAGCGTGTCCACCAAGCTCGGCTCGGTCTTCGTCGAGACCGGTCGCGTATTCGCGAACGTGGCGATGGACGTCGCGCGTGTGGCCACGGCGCTCGGCGCCATCGACCTCGGTGCCTCGGTCACCCGGTTCGTCCGCTACCGCGAAGAGGTCGCGCGCACGGCGGCATCCGCCGGGCAGAGCTTCGATGCGCTCGGGCAGAGGTACAAGACGGTCGGCGATCGGCTGGCGATTTCCGACGAAGCGGTGGCGCGCTTCAGTCGCGGCATCCAGGTCGCGACCTACGATGCGAACGACTCGTCCCGGGCGATCGAGGCGCTCGGGAACGAAGCGCTCTTTACCAACCGCTCGCTCGACCAGATGGCGCCCATCGGCGAGGCGCTCCACAACGAGCTCGGCCAGAGCTTCGACGACATTCCCGACGCGCTCGGCCGCATCGACGCCGCCGCCGAGAAGCTCGGCACCTCGGGCGGGCCGGCGGCGCTCCAGACGGAGATCGCCAACCTCGGCGCGACCATCTCGCAGGTGTCGATCAAAGGCCGCGCCGACTTCGCCAACATCACGGCTTCGATCGCCGAGCTCGGCCGCGGGCTGCCCGCCAAGCAGCAAGAGCGAATCCAGCAGCGCATCGTTGGCCGCATCTTCGCCGACAGCGAGGGGCTCCGCCGCCAGCTCGGCATCCAGTTCGAGCAGTTCTACGACGAGCAGGGGAAGGTCCGAGATCTGCCGGCGCTGCTCGAGCACGTCCAGCGCATGGCGACCAAGCGCTGGGGCTTGCGCGCGCGCGAGGTGCTCAGCCAGCCGCAGAACTTCGGCCCCGAGGCAGCGGCGGCGATCATGGCCTACGACCCCGAAGCCGCGCGCGCGGCCGCCGAAGCGAAGCTGTCGACCACGGCGACTGAACGCGCGCGCGCATATCGCCAGAGCGATGCCGGAAAGGCGATCGCGGAGCGCAACCAGCTCGAGCAGGAAAAGCGCGACCAGGTGGGGGGCGCCATCGCGCGAGGTCAGGAGTCGTTCGGTTCACTCTTCGAGGGCCATCCGATTCTCGGTAACCTCGCCATGCTCACCGGCCTTCGGCTCGGAGCCTCGGGGCTGAAATGGATGTTCACGCCGAAGCTGATGCAAGCCGCCCTCGGCGCAGTCGAGGGCGGCGAAGGCGCGGCCGGCGCCGGCGCGCTCGCGAGATCGCCGGCGGCGCGGCTCGGTGCTGGTGCGCTTCGCTGGCTGTTCTCCGGCTCGGCCGGCAGCATCGCCACCGGCGCGCTCGCGATGAGCGCGCTCACCACCTACGGCGGCATCAAGCTGACCGGCCTCGACAAGTTCAACGAGACCATCGGCGGTCAGAGGAACCAGCTCGAGCAGCAATTCGAGACCGCGCGCCTCGGTCGGGTCTACGCGATCCTGCGCGCAGCCGAGCGAACTTCAGGTGAAGGTACCGGGGAGTTCTCGCCCGAGCGTTACCGGCGCGAGCTCGGGCCGCGGCTCATGGGTGAGATCGCGCAAGACCCGGCCCTGCAGCTGGTCGCCTCCGGCGCAGCGAACAACACTGTGCCGGTTGGCCTCGCCGAGCAGGCGCCCGCGTTGGCGGCGGCGCTTCGCGATGCGCTCAAGGACGTGCAGCTCAACGTCCAGCTCCAGCTGCAAGACGACACCGGCAGCCCGCATCGCGTGGTTGCTCGTCAGAAGGGCGCGCGTCAGTAGTCTTCGCGTTGGTGGCGAAGGCGGTGCGGGCCCCTGCCGGAACGCCCTCTATTAATGATGCGTCTTCAATGTTGACCACTGACTATCCGTTCAGGTAGAGTGATTCCCGTGCTCGCTCGCGTTTCCGCCGACCTGGATCGCCTCCTCCGGCATGCTGCTCGCCGGTCGGTTGAGGATCTCGAAGCTGCGCTGGCGCCCGTGCACCCGGGCCAAGTCGCCGAACGCGTCGTCTACGCATATCACCACCTGCCTTGCGTTCGCGCTTACCGCGCCGAGTTGATCGCCACAATCGCGGACTACGTGCGCGAGTTGCGCGCGTCGAGAACGGAGCGCTGAGGATGGACAGCAGAAACGAATGGCGCGAGCGCATGAAAGAGAAGCGCCGCGAACACCAACAGCAACGTCGCGCCGAGCTCGCAGCCGACCCGCGCGTGCAGGCCATGAAGCAGGCGCTCAAGGAGCGGCGGCACGCGGACTACGAACGCGCGAAGGCGTGGCGCAAACAGCGCGCGAAGGAGACCAAGCAGCGCGAGGGCGAGCACGCGATCGAGGAGCGCGCTCGCCGAGACGCTGCGCTCAAGGATCTGATCCGCCCGGCGACGACACCTGACGAGGAGAGGTGATCGTGGCCTGCAACTTGACGACGACTACCAACGGCGTTCGCTTCGAGTGCTCGCATGATTGGCGTGAGCCCGAGGAGCCGGAACCGCTCGACCCTCCGCGTTGCTTCGACTGCGTCGTCGAGCTCGTCGACGACGGACTGATCTGCACCGACTGTGCGGCCCGCCTCGATGCCATTTCAGCGCGATAGCTGACTGCGCTGAAGTCGAAGCTGCGCTGCGGCGTGATTGGTAGTCATTCGTCAGGCTGGTGGCGCAGGTCGGTGAGCACCAGCGACGGGAGATGCGGCAAGATCGCGGCATACGCGGAGAGGGAAGAATTCGCCGCGTCGCAGATCGGCCCCGACAGCGCATCGTCGGAGCAGCACTGCCGAGCCTTCAGCCAGCTCATGGTGTCGCACGGGTGGAGCGCGCCGAGCGTCTGGCCGTCGCAGTTGTCGTAGGAGATCGCGAGTGACGTGCAGCCGTCGCGCTTCGAGCGCGGCGCGCAGCGCGCCGAGCACCTTCGGCCCTGCTCCTCAACGACTTCGAGCACCGCTTGATTGATGTGCGGTTCGTCTGCGCGCATGTTGGTGAAGCCATCCATTTGGTCCCACGCCTGCGCGTAGCACAAGTCGATGCAGCCCACGCCGTTGACGTAGCGGTCGATCGGAATCGGGTTCTCGGCGAGGAACTTCGACGCGCTGACCTTGAGGTCGTGGGCGAGCTTGAGTTCTCGCGCCTCGGCGGCTTTGCGCTCGGCGCTTTCTCGGTCGCAGCCGAGCCCGACAGTGATGAGGAGCAAGCAGCAGACCAGATGCAGTTGTTGTTTGCGCATGGTGGGTGACGCCTACCTCGCGTCGCGACGGGTTGGAACGGTCAATCGACCATGCCGCAATCGATCATCACCGGCTTTCAGGGCTGCTCGTTCAAGGGCATCGACCTGTCGAAGAACCTGACCGAGTGGAAGGACACACGTCAGCAGTCGCTCGCGCCGCACCGGTACATCAAGAAGGACGGCGCCGAGGTCGAAGTGCTGGGCCGAAAACCGCACCAAGTGAAGGCGATGCTCGCTTACGCCGGGCCGAGTTGGCGTACCGACTGGCTGCCGCTGGCCGCCTCGCTCGACCAAGATCCGTCGGGTCTGTTGGTGCATCCCGTCTACGGCCAGATGCCAGCAGTCTGCGAGGGATTTCTCGAAGCCACGATGAACGTGGAATTCGCGGCCAACCTCTACGTCGTTCCGCTCACGTTCATCGAGAACCAGCTCGGCGTCTCTACTCAATCGCAGAATGCTGGGCCGCGCGCACTTCAGCAGCGGGCCGAGGCGCACGGCGCCGCGCTGCTCAAGCGCGCGCCGGCGCAACGCCCCGTCGCCAACAACATCGGCCGATTCGTGACCACCGCGCTCGGCTACGCCGACCAAGCGGTCGCATCCACGGAGCAGGCGATGAGCTACGGGCGCCTCGTCGAAGCGCAGCTTGCCGCGGTGGATGCGACTGCAGTCGATGCGCGCGAGGCGATTCGCGCCGACCCGTCGACCGGCGACGATGCCGATCGCTACGAGATGATCGCGCTCATCGAGCTCCTCTACGACGACTGCGTGCAGCTCGACGCCGCGGTCAGGACCACGCGCTCGCCCGCGCTCATCCTCTACGAGGTGCCGTCGATGACTCACATCGCGGTCCTGTCCGTGCGCTTCTACGGCCCAGACGGCCTCTCACGCATCGACGAGATCCTCGCGAACAACCCCGGCCTCATCCCCAACCCGGCCGCGATCGCGCCGGGCACGCTGCTCACGATGGCGCCGCCCACGGTCTGACCGATCTCGATGGCAACTGCTTCCCAGCGTCTCGCCGAAGTATCGGTGGTGATCGCGGGCGAGGAGTATTCCAAGATCGCCGAGTACGCTTACGACACCGACGTGCTCCAGCTCGGCGACCCGTGCTCGGTGCGCATCCCGAATCCCGACGGCAAGCTCAACAGCAGGATCAAGCTCGGTGACTCGTTCGAGCTGTACGTCGCGCATCCCGACGTGAACGGCGGAAAGAAGACGCGGAAGCTGAAGGGGATCGTCACCACGCGCCAGGTGGAGTGCTCGCCGGATGCGGGTACGGTGCTCACCGTCGGTGGCGCCGATCTCGGCTGGCATCTTCTCAACAACGCGGCGCCCCTTTGGCTCCGGCTCCGTGGCATTCGCTTCAAGACGCTGCTCGAGCGCGTGCTCGATCCAGCTTGGAACTTCACCGGCGTCCGCACCGACAACGACACCAACCGCGCGCTCAAGCTCGGGCGCGCGGGCGCAGTGCAACAGCTGTCGGGATCCATCAGCGCTCTCATTCCGCCGATCCAGGTCGAGCCTGGCGAGATGATCGCGGACCTGCTGATCTTGTACGCGCGCCGGGCGCGCCAGCTAGTGAACGTCTCTGCCGACGGGTACCTTCAGATCTGGTCGCCGCAGTCGAACCCGACGCCGCTCTATTCGTTCCACCTGCACGCCGAGCCGACGCACCGGCAGCTCAACGACATCGAGCGCGCGACGCTCTACGAGACCATTGACAGCGTTTACACCGAGGTCATCTGCGTCGGCACGGTGGTGCTGCCGCCGAACATGGTGAGCGCGACCAACCCGAACGAGGGGCGCTTCCGTGGCACCTACCGCGCGCCGGCGAATGCACGACCGCTCTCTTTTCCACGGCGAGGCAGCTTCTCCGACGGCGATCAGCTGACCAAGCAGATGGCCAACGATCGCGCGCGCTGGAAGGCCCAGCGTGGCCTCTTCGACGCTTGGCAGTACACCTGCCAGGTCAAGGGCCATGTGCAAAACGGCGTCTTCTTCGAACCGGACACGGGCGCGGACCTGCACGACACGGTGAACGGCGTCGAGGGCAACTACTACGTGAGCGCCGTGCGCTACGCGGGGCGCGTCGATCCGCCGGGCCAGACGACGACGCTGACCCTACGCAAGCCGGGACTCCTTCGAGCATGAGCGACTTCTTCGAACGGCTGCACGCGCTCAGGGCAGAGCTGCGCGAATACGCGCGCCAGGTGGTGGCGAACGCGATCCAGTTCACCCAGGTGACGCGCTCGACGTCGTCGGGCGAGCACGACAAGGTCGCCGGTTACCGGACCGAGGGAGTGGGCGAGGAGTCCTACGACTACGAGGTGCGGCGCATGCAGCACTTCGGCTTCCGCTCGCGGCCGCCGAAGGACGTCTGGGCGCTGCGGGTCGCCGCCACCGGCGGCGCGACCAACAACGCCACCGTCGCCGAGGACTCGCGCCGCTACGGGCCAAGCGACCTCGAGGATGGCGAAGTCGCGCTCTACAACAACGTCGCCGGCGTCGAGCTGCGGTTCGATCGCGACGGCAACATCAACGCGCAGTCGGCGAATGGGAAGGTCGTGAGCCTGCAGGGCGGCGATCGCGGCGTGGCCCGGCTGAATGACGACGTCGATTGCGGCACGCTCATCTTCGTGCCCGGCCCGCCCGCCGCGCTCACGTACGTCGCGCCGGGCGGGGCGATGCCGAACCCGATGCCGTCGGGTGCTGCCACGATCGCGCTCAAGGGCAAGATCATCTCCGCCAGCGACAAGACGAAGACCGGCTGAGCCATGCCACTCTCCGACGACGGCGGCGACGTTGCGCTCGTTCGCAACCCGGCAAGTGGCCGATTCGATCTCGACTGGGACGGCCCGAACCCGGTCTTCGACGACACGGAAGCGCACACGGTGCTGTCGTTGGTGCTCGAGTGGCAGGGCAAGTGGTGGGCGGACGCAACCGGCAAGCGCGGCTCGCGCTTGAACCAGATCCGCAACGACACGCGCACCACCGGCTCGGAGCTCCACGCGGCGCTCGAGGAGGCGCTCGCGCCGGCCGTTGCAGATGGCCGGCTTCGCGATCTCGCCGTGAGCACAGAGCGCGTCCGCCCGGGCCGTTACGGATTCCAGATCGCGTGGAAGACCGCCGACGGCCGCTCGGCTTCGATCCGCATCCCGCCGCTCGACTACTGATCCTCGCGCACGCGCGACACCGACGATGCCCATCTCGATTCCCGACTACGACACGCTCTGGCAGGAGGTGCTCGCCTTCTGGCGGAACCGATTCCCAGGCAAAGATGACCACGCCGAGTCGTTCCTCGGCAAGACCGCGCGCGCAGTCTCGATGGCGATCTTCGCGCTGCTTCGCGCGGTGGCCGCGGTCGATGCCGAGTCGCCACCGTCAGAGCGGACGTCGTCGGATGGCCTCAGCGCCTGGGCGTTTGTCTTCGGTGTCCCGTCCGATACCGCCGGCGATTTCGGACCGAAAGGGCCGACTGTCGCCACCGGCGGCGCCGGCCAGTGCACCGGCACCAACGGCACGATCTTCCCCGACGGCGCGATCCTGACGGCGCCCGATGGACAGACCGAGGTGTCGCTCTCCGGCGCCGTGACGATCGTGGGCGCGGCACCAGGCGCGGGCTCCGTGCTCGGCAGCTTCATCGCCGTCACGCCCGGGACCGCGGGCAACCTGCCCGCGGGCACGGTGCTCACTTGGCAGTCACCGCCGAGCGGCGCCGACTCGACGGTAACGCTCACCTCTCCGCTCAGGGGCGCGCTCGATGGCGAATCGCCGGCGAGCCTGCTTCGGCGCACGCTCGATCGGATGCAGCGGCCACCGAAGGGCGGCGCGTCGAACGACTATCGCTCCTGGGCCGAATCAGTCGACGGCGTTTATCGCGCGTACGTCTATCCGCTCCGCGGCGGCACCGACACGGTGCATGTGGTGATCGCGACCGCGGGGAGCGGCATCGCCCGCGTACCGGCGGCGGCGGTGCAGTCGGCGGTGGATGCGTACGTCGGCTCGGTCCGCCCGGTCACCGTCGAGGGTTATAAGACGCTCCTTCCGCGTGTGGTCGCGCCGGGCATGGCGATTCGCATTCGCCTCCAACCGTCGCCGAAGTTCGCCTTCGATTGGAGCTCGGCCGGCGTCAATTACACGGTCGCTGCCTACGCTCCGCCCGGCGCCACGCCGGCGACGCTGACCCTCAACCAGCCGGCGCCGGCCGATCTGGTCGCGGCGGTGTCGAGAGCGGCAAGTGGTCTTGCGAGCCGGTGGCCGCTCGTGCAGGTGATCGCCTCCGGCACGGGTGCGTCAGCTTTGCCGCTGCTGCTCTCGTGCACGGCGGTGGCTGGCGCGGTGCTGACCATCCAGCAGGGACCGGCGACCGGTATCATTAATGTAGGCGACGCGGTGTTCTCGGGTGGGCCGGTGGTGGCGCCGGCGGCGACGGCGGTGTTGGGCTACGTCGATTCGCTCGGTCCCTCGCGGCAGTCGGGCTACGCAGATCCAAACGACGTCTGGGACGACATGTGCTCGATCGCGCGGCTGATTCAGATCGCGCTCGATTTGAAGGACGACAAGGGCGCGCCGCTGTGCCGCAACGTCGTTCCCGCCGGCGTCACCATCGACGGCCAGGCGCAAGACCGCACTGCCACCGATGGGACCGGCGATCCGCCCGAGCTCCTCGTCGCCCACTCGATCGCTATCACCGACTGAAAAACGATGCCGCTTTCGCTGAAAGACGTGCGCGGGCTGCTCCTCGGGCTGTTTCCGCCGGGGCAGCTCTACGACTGGTACACGCCGGCATCCAAGGTCAGCCGCTTTCTCGACGGCCTGGCCGAGGCGGTGAAGACCTTCGGCTACGACGTCGTGGATCGGCTGCGCCGCGAGATCAACCCTGCCACCGCGATCGAGAAGCTGGCCGATTGGGAAGAAGCGCTCGGCATCTCGGCCAGCTTCACCGCCCGCAATGGCACTGTGGCGCAGCGGCAGGCGGGCGTGGTCGGCAAGCTCCGCGAGTTCGGCGCGTTCACCCTCGGCAACACGCGCGCGATCGTGGCGCCGCTTCTCGGCTACGTCGATCCAGGCAAGCTGATCCTCGTCGAGACCGACCGCGCGAAAATGCGCGCGGCGCACACGTACACGGATCCGACGCAGCATCCGTTGTTCTGGTTTGTCTTCGGCATGGTGTCCGTGCCCGACGGCGGATGGGTGAGCTCGGCGGGCGCGCAGCTCACGCTCCAATTCCAGGCGCCGCCGGTGCCGTTCAGCGTGTACCTGTATTCGCCGTCGGGTCCGTTCAAGTCGTGGTCACCGAGCGATCTCGGCCCGTCGCGCGCGCGGTACGTGCTCTACGCTCCCGAGCTCGCCGGCAAGCCGTGCAACGGCACCTGGACGCTGTTCCTCGTTGCCTCGAGCTTCGCGAACACGAGCGTCCTTGCGAGCTGGTCGCTGTTCGTCGAGGGGGCGGGCCCGCATGGGCTCTCCGGCGACCTGTGTTCGTGGGGCGCGTACCTCGATCCTCAGCTCGCCGGCAAGAACGGCACGCCCGCCGATCGCGAAGGCGCGCACGTCGCGATCGCGCGCATCGAGCACGCGCACACCGACGGAGTGCTCCTCCTCAGCCTGTTGGCCATCCCCGATGCCCCGACCTCTCTACCCGATGCTTGCCTCCCCGGCTGACTGTGAGCTCGACGTGCGTCTCTATGAAGACGCGCTTCTCGAGCTCGCCCGCGCAGCGCGCGCGTTCGCGCACGCGATCGCGCGTGCAGCCGAGGCCGGCGCAAATCTGCCGGAAGACGCGTCGTCGGCGTTCGTCGCGCGGGTGCTCGACGAGTGCCGTGCCGCGCTCGTGCCCGCGTTCGCGCGCGCGCCGGGGATGCTGCAGCTGTTCGTGACGGGGAGTTGATCATGGCCTGGCCGATCACCCCGCTGACGACGTACTTGCCCGGCTCGACGCCGCCGATCAAAGCCAGCGACCTCAACGCAATTCAAAGCGCGATCGTTCGCGCGTTCCTCGGCACGTACAGCTTCGCCGGACTGGTCCTCGACGGCGCCGGCGGCAACGACGCCGTGCCGCCGGCGGGTGGGCTTTCAGCCAAAGGCAACGCGATCATCGGCGGTGCCGTTCAATGCGCGTCGCTGAATTCGGGCGGCGACGTCTCAGCCGGCGGCAAGGTGAGCGTCGGCGCCAAGGCGCTCTCGACTGCGCTGCCGACTCCGGCGATCCAGAAGGGCTCGCTCTACGCCGACGCCTGCCCGATCGCGCTCGCCTCCATCGGCGGCAACGGCGTCCTGCACGTCGGCTTCGGCATCCAGGCGATCAAGTGGTACGGCACGCCGGGAGGTGCGCCGCCGAACGGAACGTACGACATCACGCTGCAGCTTGCGACTGGCGGCAACTACCAGACGCTGATCCCGCTGGCGTGCGGCGCCAACACCGGCAACGGCGTGTTCGCGCAAGCGAGCGGCATTTCCAACAACGTCGTCCGCGTCCAGACCTACGAGAGCTCGTTCTCGACCACCGCAACCTTCCCGATGGATTTTTTCCTGATCGTCTTCGCGCTTTGACAGGAGCCCACATGGAACGTCCTCATCATCTTCAGCCGACGCTGAAGTCGGCGCGCATTGCGCTCGTCTACAAGGCACCGAGGCACACAGGCTATTCTCCAGCGGGCCTCGGGATCGTCGCGACCCAGACGGCGAAGGCGCTTTGCGCCACCGGAATCTGGGCCGAGGCGTGGGGCTGCAACTCCGGCGAAGCCCTTCTCGAGCGGCTACGCCAGGTCGATCGCGACGCGCTCAGGCGAGGCGAAGTCGGGCTCACCCACGTCGTCCTCTATGCGCCCTGGGTCCCGACGGAGTTGCTGGCGGCAATTGCCGACGAGTTTCCGAAGATCCTATTCGTCGTCACCTGCCACTCGGGCTGGGGTTTCCTCGCCGCCGATCCGCACGCGGTCAAGCTGCTGCGCGAGACGGCCGACCTCCAGATGACGACCGGCAACGTGCGCGCCGGCGGCAACTGCCGTCGGTTCACCGACGCTGCCACCGAAGTGCTTGGCGTTCGCGTCGAGTGGCTGCCGAATCTCATCCCGCTCGACGAGCACTGGCCGCGCCCTCGGAGCGCGTGGGCCGGCGACTGTCTGCGACTCGGCCTGTTCGGCGCCGCGCGGATCTTGAAGAACGGCCTCACCGCCGCGGCGGCGGCGTGCGAGCTGGCGCACCGACTCCGCGTTCCGACGGAGCTGCACGTCACCGCGATCGAAGACGAAGGCGGCACGATGCGCGCCATCGAGGAGCTGTGCGACGGCGTGCCGCATCTGAAGCTCGTTCGCACGGGCTGGTTGCCGTGGCCGCGCGTCCTTCGCCTCGCAGAGCACATGCACCTCGTGCTGCAGCCGTCATTCACGGAGAGCTTCAACTGCGTGGCGGCCGAGGCGGTGCGGATGGGCGTGCCGGTGGTTGGCTCGGAGGCGATCGACTGGCTGCCCGCGCGCTGGCAGGCGAGCACCGACAACGCCCAAGACGTCGCGCGCGTCGCCGAGTACCTCATCAAGAGCCCGCACGCCGTCGACGATGGCCGAGCGGCGCTGGCGCGCTACGTAGCAGCGGGACTCGAGCGCTGGAAGGACTTCGTCGGCCCGCATGCGCGCGCGGACGAACGCGCGCCATGAGCGACGCAATCCGAGTGGGCGCGAACACGCTCGTCGATGTCGATGCCGTTGCTGTCGTGCTCGGGATCGATCGCGGGACGATCTATCGCTGGGCCCGCGCGGGCCGCATCCCGTGCATTCACGCCGGGCGCAAGCTCAGGTTCGAGCTCATTCCAGTGATCGAAGCGTTGCGGGTCGGCGGCCACGGCGTCCCATCGCGCACCACTTCGCGGGCTCCGCGCCGGCCGCCACAGCAGCGCGCCGAGCGAGCCCGCGCGCGCGTCGTTGCGCCAGGTG